GCCTGTGCATCAAGAGTGGCAACGTTCGTCGTTCGGCACTCATTGTGCTCGGGTCGGCTGTTGATCAGGGCTTCCGTGATGCCAAGAAGGATTTCGAGGCGGTGGTCTCGCATCGCCACACCTCCAACAACTCGATCGTCTTTCGGAGCTGGAGCGAACTAGACGGGTTCGACTGGAAGGGCCTTGTCGATGACAACATTACCTTCGGCGAACCTGGTATCCTCAACCTCCCGCTCGTTTGGAAGACAGACCCCGGGGCCAAGGGTGTGAACCCTTGCGGTGAGCAGGCTCTTCACGATCGTGAAGCCTGCAACCTGGCGGAGGTTTTCCCAGCTCAGTTCGAGCCTGGTACGGACCCTAATACGGCATTCAAGCTCGTGACCCGTTACGCAGTTCGCCAACGCCTCACACCCCTCTTGGACCTTAAGAGTCACGAAGTGGGGCTGAAGAACATGCGCGTGGGCGTGGGTCTCGGCGGCCTGTGTGATTTCGATTGGACGCCAGAGACCCTGGCAAAGTGGTTCGGGATCTGCCGTAAGGAAGCCGATTCTTACGCCGATGAATTAGGCGTGAACCGCCCCATCACGGTCACGACGGTGAAGCCCAGTGGCACCATCAGCCTGTTGAACGGGTCTTCGCCGGGCATTCACGCCCCTCACTCGGCTTTCTACATTCGTAGGACCCGTATCGCAAAGAACGACCCAATGGCGGGTGCGATGATGGAAGCCGGAGTCCCGTTCGAGCAAGACGTGTACGACAAGTCAGGTCACACGTGGGTCTTCTCGTTCCCCACCAAGGCGGCCCATACCCGTTTCACCTCTAAGACCGAGTCGGTTCGGGACCAGTTCAAGCGCCAAGCTCTGATTCAAGAGTGGTGGGCCGACAACGCCGTCAGCGCTACTCTGAACTTCGACCCCGAGACGGAGCGTGAGGAACTAGCTGAGTGCTTGGCGGAGTACGTACCGAAGCTGAAGAGTACGAGCTGCCTGCCTAAGGCTCATGGCTACGCTCAGGCGCCATACGAGGCGGTCGACGAGATGACCTTCCACCGTATGTACTCGACCATCAACCACGACCACCCGCTGGTGAACGGTGGGGACATGGAAGTCGAAGAGTGCGCGGGTGGAGTTTGCCCGATTCGGTGACCATGGTGGACATCATGCTGGATCGTTGTTTCGATGCCGGGCACGCGGAGTTGATGGTTTCTCAGAAAGGTGACCCCTTCTTGGTCCTAGTGACCGAAGAGGGGGTCGACTGCACCATCCTTCACCTAGGCCCGTTTTTGGAGATGGCAGCCGCAATCCCGCAGCTGCGACAGATCATGGAGAAGTCCCTTGCCCAGCCCTGACCCGTCCGTTCTCGGGCACATCCTCGAAGGGCGTGTGGAACAGGACCCTCTGACGGGTCATTATCAGGTGATGACGGTCGGTCAAGACGGTAAAGCCGTGGTGGTCGACCCTCAAGATCTGTTGGTCGGCTACGTGGGCAAGGACGTCCGTCTTACGCTGATTTCGTTCGCGAATCTCGACCTGTTGACACGGATGGCTGAGGACGTGGGCGGCGGAAGGGTCTCGGCAGTAATGCCCGAGGATCTTCCTGGCGTTTCGTTCAGCATTCAGCGATCCCGTAGCTGAATCCTGGTGTAGGGATGGCGGATGCCCGCCATCCCTTCTGAGCTAGAGAGCAGGCTTCTTCAGGCCAACCAGGACTACTACAACGGCACCCCCTCTGTTCCTGACGAGGTCTACGATGCCTGGCGGGATGAGCTGCGGGACTTGGATCCTGAGAGCGCGGTCCTGAAGCAGATCGGGGCTCCTCCGAACTCAGAGTGGGCCAAGGTCAAGCACGAGCATGTCATGGGCTCGCTCAACAAGGTCAACAGCTTCGAAGAGCTGGAGGCGTGGGCGAAACCCCTGCAACGGGACGAGACCGAAGCCTTCTTGGTGACGGAGAAGCTCGACGGTATCTCGGTCAGTCTTCGCTATGAAGGGGGCTCACTCGTTCTTGGGGCCACCCGGGGCGACGGTGAGACCGGCGAAGATATCACGTCAAATGTCCGCCGCATGAAGAACGTGCCTCTGACGATTAGACGGAAGGACCCTTTCACGGTCCGCGGGGAAATCGTGCTCCTGAAGGAGGACTTCGAAAAGCACTTCACCGACATGTCCAACCCTAGGAATGCCGCCTCAGGTACGGCTAAGCGATCCAACGGTAAGAGGGTTGAGCATCTCTCGATCCTCACCTACCAGATCGTCGAGGGGGCGGATTTCGATGGCGTGGACGTTCGGACCGAGGAGCATCAATTCTCCATCTTGGAGAACCTCGGGTACAAGACCCCCAAGTGGTACGTCGTCACGACGGCTCGTTCTGTGCACAAACTTTGGGAGAAGTACGAGGCTGGGCTTCGTGAGAGTTTGCCTTACGAGATCGATGGCCTGGTGGCGAGACTCAACGACCTGACGCATCAGATCACGTTGGGGGATGTGCACGGGCGTCCCAATGGTGCCGTAGCGTACAAGTTCACTGCCCCGTCTCGAGAGACCCTGTTGCTAGACATCCTCTGGCAGGTCGGCGGAACGGGTCGTATCACGCCAGTTGCGGTGTTCGAGCCCGTGACTCTTGTGGGGGCTGAGGTCACGCGGGCTAGTCTTTACAACCACGCCTATATCGAACAGCTGTGTCTCGATGTCGGAGCCCGCATCCTCGTCACTCGGGCGAACGACGTCATCCCGCGAGTAACTCGTGTCGTGACCCCCACCGGTACAGTGGCTCAAGTACCCAAGGCTTGTCCTTCGTGCGGGGCTCCTACGAACCACGACGGTCTTTACCTAGTGTGTCAGAACCTGGCGGAGTGCCCGGCTCAAACGGTGGGTCGCGTCAAGGCTTGGATCAAAGAGCTTCGTATTCTGGAGTGGGGGGACTCCCTGCTGGTTCGTCTCTCTGAAGCGGGCCTCGTAAACTCTGTGGCGGACCTCTACCGGCTCAAGAAAGAGGACGTGGCCCGGTTGGACCGCATGGCGGACAAGAGCGCTGAGAACGTCCTAAAGACGCTCTGGGGCGCCAATCCAGTGGCCTTGGAGAACTTTCTTGGCGGGCTCAGCATACCACTCTGTGCGACGAGCATCCTTAAGCTTGTCATTGAGGCGGGCTACAACGACCTGGAGAAGATTCAGGCGGTAACCCAAGACCAGCTCTTGGCCATCCCTGGGCTGGGGCCGAAGCGAGCCCAATCCATCTTCGAGGATCTCCGGAAGAACAAGCAGCTGATCGTCGACTTGTTGGCCAACGGGGTGACGCTCAAGGTGCGAGCGATCGGCAACCTCACGGGCAAGTCAGTGTGCTTCACCGGCAAATCAGTTCGTAAGCGCAAGGTGCTGGAGGACTTGGCCGCCAACGCAGGAGCGGACGTCAAGGACAGCGTAGGCAAGGGCCTCACCTACTTGGTGTTGGCCGATCCCAATTCAACTACCTCGAAGGCAGTGGCCGCCAGAAAGCACGGCACCACTTGCGTTTCTGAGGAGGACTTCGTTGCAATGTGCGAGTGATCGAAAAGGTGCGAGTTGCGATGGCGTCTAAGCTGATAGACTTGACTGGCCAAACATTTGGGAGGCTCCGTGTGGTTCGTCGAGCACGACTCAAGTCACGAAACACCTCCTGGAAATGCTTGTGTCAGTGCGGGAAGCACACTGTGGCTATCTCCGGGAATCTTTTGAATGGCCGCCACCGCAGCTGTGGTTGTGGTCGTAAAGGCCTAACTGCTTTCAGGGCCCGAAAGCGAATCGAACAAGCAGGGTACGTGTTCGTAAAGAGCCCTAAACATCCGCGGGCCAACCCACATACTGGCCGAGTGCGCGAGCACATCCTGGTTATGGAGGCGAAACTCAAGAGGTGTCTACTTCCGGGTGAAGAAGTGCACCATAAAAACGGTATTCGAAGCGACAACAGAACGAGGAATTTAGAACTATGGACGAAGAGTCATCCGGCGGGCAGTCGGGTCAAGGATCAAGTGCAGTGGGCGCTCTCTGTGTTGCAGATGTACGCCCCGAAACGTCTCAAGACGGCCGCTCGTACACTAAAATCAACCCGCAACACTACCGGAGCCATCCTTCAGGGATAGAGTGCATCGATGTGATCGAGCACCTTAGCTTCAACTCAGGTACCGCAATCAAGTACTTGTGGCGAGCTGGGCTCAAGCCTGGTGAAGAGACTTTGGATGATTTAAAAAAAGCCCTTTGGTACGTCAACAGGGAAATACTCAGAGTATCCAAGGAATTAGTTTCCAAGAAAGAAGAGTCATGAGCTACACGTGCAAGATCATCGCGGACTCCATTTCAGCACAGGGACACCGTCTCACCACTTTCGAGGTCACATATCCTCGTATGGTGCTGGCTGAGTTCAACACCCACCGTTTGTTTTCCCGGAACTCCGCTTCAAGCCGAGCCATCCCTGTTGAGAAGCAAATCGCCAGGTTGCTCGAAGACCCCTTCATCCCCATCTACTGGGGTAAGAACCAGAAGGGCATGCAGGCTGACGAGGAATTAGGGGCGGACATCCAAGCCTTCCTCGGGGAGACTTGGCTGAAGGCTCGTGACCACGCCATCTCGTCAGCCAAGATTTTGATGGACGCAGGGGTTCACAAGCAGATCACCAACCGGTTGTTGGAGCCCTTCATGTGGCACACCGTCATCGTGACGGCGACCGATTGGTCCAACTACTTCCATCTCCGCGATCATGAAATGGCTCAGCCGGAGATTCAACGCATCGCCAGCATGATGCAGACGGACTACAATGCCTCCAAGCCGTTCTTGCTCTCCCCGACGGAGTGGCACCTCCCGTACGCTCAGCACGGTGAACTAGAAGAACTAGGCGTCGAAAAGCTGGTCAAGCTTTGCTGTGCTCGATGTGCTCGTGTGAGCTACCTCACTCACGACGGCAAGCGCAACATTGAAGCGGACCTCACGCTTTACGACCGTTTACTAGAAGGCGGTCACATGAGTCCGTTCGAGCACGCCGCTCGTCCGATGACCGCTGAAGAACTAGCCAAGCACGAGCGGTTAGGCAATTTCAAAGGGTGGGTCCAGCACCGTAAAGAAATTCACGGTGAAGAGGATATGCACGGGCACCGGAAGTCGAATGCCTGACCTGCTTGTCGGAGAAGTGTACTCGGTCGTTTTCAACTCAGAGGACTACTACATCCTCAATTTCGAGGCGATTGGGCACCGCTCCGTCAAGGCCAAGGGAAACCTGTACGGTCTGATTCAGGTTCGAGAAGGTACCCCCATCAAGCTTGTGGGTGAGTGGGGGTACCACGCCAAGTATGGTCGCGAGTTTCACATCCACACATGGGAGCCGTACGCAGAAGGCGTTCGTGAGATCGCTCGGTTTCTTCACATTTGTGTGCACGGATTCTCGGATGGCCGAGTCGTCGAAGCGATCGTCAAGCGCTACGGCATCGAGACGTTCAATCAGCTGACCCACAAGGGGGCTGAAATCCAGCAGCAGACCTTTGAGGACGTATCCAAGGACAGCATCGACAGGGCACTTTTGGGTTGGAGCCGTACGCTAGCCCAACGAGATCTTTCCTTGTTGCTGAAGGAAGGGGGGCTCACGGCGGGTGAGACACAGCTAGCGCTTGGGCGGTTTGGAATGGAGGCCAAGACGGTCATCACCTCCAACCCTTTCCGACTTATGGAGATCGCCGGGCTCTCTTACGCCAAGGTTGACCGTTTGGCCCTGAGGCTTGGGGTGAACGCTCAAGACACTCGACGCATTCAGGGAGCCATCCTGTGGGCCCTGCAAGAGGCCACCAAGCAGGGGCATCTCTACCTTCGTCGAGGTGAGTTGGGCGTGATGGTGGGCGACCTGATGCAGCACGAGGCCATGGCGCCTCTCCCCCTCGGGGACGATCCTTCGAAGAGCTACAACGCGGCCATCATTGAGCTGTTGCGTCAAAAGGCCGTCATCTTCGACTCTAACGCGGGGCTGTACTTGCCCGACCTGCACATGTACGAGCGGCAATCGGCCGCTTTGTTGATGGCGCAGTCGATGAACATCCCACTTAAGCTGGAGCTGGGGGGTTTCATTGCAACGTACGAGAGGTCTCATCACATCCAGCTCTCGGAGGCACAGAAGCGGGCCATAGAGCTGCTGGTGCAGCACCGGGGTCTCGTCATCACGGGTTTGCCCGGAACCGGTAAGACGACCGTTCTACGGGCTATTGTGAGGTTGCTAGAAGAGGCCAAGCAGACCTTTGCCTTGATGGCCCCTACAGGTATCGCGGCCAAGCGGCTCTCGGCCGTCACTGGCCACTCAGCAACGACCGTCCATCGGGGTCTTAAGTACGACGGGGAGGTTTGGGGCTACCACAGCAACAATCGTTACGTGATCGATGCTGTGGTGCTCGACGAGGCCAGCATGCTGGACCAGGAGCTGCTGTACCGCCTCCTCAGTGCCCTCCGCCCCGAGACTCGTCTGGTCTTCGTTGGTGACGACGCTCAGCTACCTTCAGTCGGACCGGGCAACGTCCTCCGAGAGATGATCGACAGTGAGAAGATCCCTCATGTGAGGTTGACGGAGATCTTTCGCCAGTCCGTCAAGGGTGAGATTGTTACCAATTCGCACCGAATCAACTCCGGCAAACTGCCAGACCTCACGAGTCAGAATCCGGACTCGGAGTTTCGTTTCGTCCGGTGTCCCGACGAGAGCCGCATCGCGGATCTGATCGTACAGATGGCGACCAAGCTCAAGGCCCGGAACGCGAA